ATCACTTCTTTGTCTGTCTTTAGTCAGTAATAAAGCTAGAGCCGAAGGCGATACAAACGTACAGGCTCAACCTAATGCTGTTGGTAATTCAAGTATTATTAACCAGAATATGAATGTTAATAATGGAATGACAGGCAAGTTGCAGTTTGGAAGCCTGGTATGTAGTCAACCAACTATGGCAATAACGCCTTTTTATACAGGAAACGATGCCCAGGGGGAAGATACTTACAGTATTAACGAAGGATGGGGAGCGCAGATAAGCTGGATGATACCGCTTGGATCTAATAACGAAACGTGTTCTGAGTTAGCAAAAGTAAAGCTAAAGTTAGCCATAGAAGAACTAGACAAACAAGTGCATGATAAGCAATTAGTGAGAGTTTTAAAGTGTTCACAACTCCACGCAGCTGGCTATATGATAAATCCTGTTTCTAAGTACGCATACATCTGCAACGATGTCATTAATATACGAAGTTATGTTAAAGCTAATCCAGAAAAATTTAAGTAGCTAGTTTAGACACCACATAGTACAGGTATGTGAACTCTAGCTACCTTTATTATTATCCATCTTTTCTTTGACATTTGCGACTTCTTTTTTAAGAACTTTTTTAAATATTTTTGTCATTACTTTCTTTAATTGATTTATAACGCTTTGCAAAATTATTGATCCTGTAACGGCAGCCGTAGCACTTACACCTGACGCTATGACGCTCGATGCAATTACTTCTGGCGCAGGAATAGGAAACTCACCAAAAAAAGGTATATTGAATGTAGCTACAGTTTCAGATGGTAAAGTTTCTTTGGTTTCTAGCAAGTTGCTCGGTACTTGCGGTTGTCCTCCTGGTATTACTTCCTCCGCTGAAGATGTTGTTTCTTCTTCAGCAGAAGATCCCTGATCTTCCCCAAGTCCCGACTGTACCTGTTCCAGAGAAGGTAGAAGGATTGGATCTAGATAAGGGATCTCTGCCACAGGTGGATAGAAAATTGTTCTAGGTGGAACGAGAATAAAATCTGTATCTGGTAAATCAGGCAGATTTATTTCCATCTATTTTTTCTTTTTCTTTTTCTTTTTCGCTAAGAGTTTAAAATCTTTGCGAGTTATTTTGCCATCCTTGTTGGCATCTATTTTTCTTTGATTACCTTTAAGAGGCATAACTATGTACCTCTTTCTACAGTAACTGCGTCTGTTCCTGGAGCAGGATCTACAGAAGCTGGTGTAACTTCTGGTGCAGGGCAAACTTCTGGTGTTGCCTCTACCATTCCTGCTTGCCTATCCTGGATAACAGCGGTAACTTTTTCATACTCTTGCCTTAATTTGTCTTGCTCTATTTGTTGAGCGTTAAATTTGTCAGCAATTTCTTTTTGTTTTGCAAGCAATTCTTGCATTGTTGGTCTTGACATAATACTTAAGTGGTAGGTTTGTCTGCTATTAGTTTAGCCTTCCACGCAGCTTTTACGTCAGTAGTCCACACAGCGTTACAAATTGCTGACACTTCTGCTGGTATTGCAGTAACCCCATCAGGCTCTTTATCTAATGGATTATCAACTAGGTTGTCAGAAGCATCTAACGTACCAGCATTAAGTACATATCTTTCAAATGCTCTTGCACCAGGTAACTCTACGCCATCTTTTTTAATGACTGTTGCTTTACGGACTTGTACGTGTTTGTATAAACCGACAACTTCTATCTTGTCGTATTCAATGTGTTCAGTAAGTGCCATTAGGATTAATCTCCGATTAAAACAGGTTTAGGCTTAGTTTTAAGACGTAGCTCGGTCTATAATTTAATTAATGTAATATGTTCCTCCCCAATAGATGTAACCAGCATTAGTTGCTCCGTATCCTCCATGAAATGAAATTTCAGATTGTCCATCGCTACTTGATATTCTAAATTGTCCTCCTGATGTGTTTGGTAATATCGAACCCCCTATATGATGTCTGTCGGAGTAGTTATCCGCAAAACCTTCATTACCACCTACATAGATTGGAAATTGAAAATAACCTGCGGCAGTAAACGGAAGGCTTGAAAATGTAATATTGTAATTTCCATTGGCCGATCTATTACTCCATTGTAATTTAGCAACAAAATGTACCATTCTGCCAATTTTTGTATATCTTCCAGCTGCAACACCATTACTTAAAGATCCAGTATTACTCATACTAGGAGTCCAACTTCCCTCTTCATAGTCGTCAAGTGCGTTAGCTGCTGAAGTGTCTCCGTTAAAGGTTATACCTCCACCAGGAAGCAGTCTTATTATTTCATTTGGATTACCAGTTTCAAATGCCATAGACGCATCATTTGCGTTCTGCCCACCATATACTCTTATTCTTGCTTGAGTCTCTTTCGATCCACTATATTTTCCGCTGAATGTAATACCAGCACCCCAACCGCCATTAAATGAATTATAAAGATTAAGTTCAGGATTTAAGTATGCGTTTTGATTTTTTTCAAGAGTTAAGCTAGTTCCATTCCAAAGTAATCTATCTTCACCTTCTAAAGTATTAGCAGTATCAGAGCCAGTAATAATTCTGCTATCTGCGTTGTTATTTATTGTTGTACCTGTAACAGTTTCAAATGTAGGGTCTGCTCCGTTGTTTGCTCGTAAAAACTTACCATCGTTAGATGATGTACCGTGTTCTAGTTTTGCTAGTGTTACAGCTTGATCTTGTATTTTAGCTGCATTAATTGAAGCATCTGCTAACTTACTTTGGTTTATTGCACTATTAACTATTTTATCTGTAGTAACTGCATTAGTTTGTAAATGACCTGCGTCTACTGTATTATCTGCTAATTGGTCATGTGTTACAGCACCTACTGCAAGTTCAGTTGTATCTACAGCGTTAGGTGCAATCTTAGCTTGTGTAACTGCATCGTCTGCCAGTTCACTAGCTTCTATTTGGTTTGCAGGAATTTTACTTTTTGTTATGGCATCATCTTTGACACCATCTGTTGATACTTTAGTTAATGCCATAATAGTGTTTAGTAAAAGCTTAGTTTATAGACGTAGCTCGGTCTATGAGTTTGTTCGATAAGTAATAGAGCCAATCATTTCAAAGGTATGATCGGAAGTTAATGCTTCCCAGTTTGCACCTGATTCACTACCATAAGCAGTTAGATAATTTACGTTGTTTCCTATATGTAATACATAAAATCTGTTGTTGTTTGCATTATGATATTTAAACATAACTGAACCAGCATGCAAACCAGTAGATGTAAAAGGTAAACCATACATTATAAACTGTAAACCACCACCAGCATTACCATTATAAAAATCAATATAAAAATGAAGGTGTACTATATCTCCTATTTTAGTATAATTTCCTTGTCTAACTGTATAACTACCAGAGCTATTACCAAACATATTTGGAGTCCAAGTGCCTTCTTCATAATCATGTAGCTCATTAGCAGTACCATTACCACCTAAAAATATAGACATTAACTTACCTCCGTTAAATTAAACTTATATTTTTTCTTATTCCGTCTGTTAATCAAGAATAAATCATCAGCACCTTCTTGTATAGTATAACTTCCCCAAGTTCCGTCAACATCATTACTATGACCTTCGTTAGATAAGTTAAGGTCATTGGTGTAGATATTACCCCATCTCCTATTGGTTGTGCCTAAATCAGGGCCGCCATCGATTAGAGGGTATATAGTTCCGTTACTTTTTATATAAACTGTATCTTGATTATTATATCTAAATTTAATTGATTCATTAGTATCAGAACCACCTGATATATATAAACCGTTAACATGATGTTGAATTTTTCCGTAAGCATTACCTGCCCAAGTAGAACTATTAGCAATTCTAAAATCGTAACCAGCCGCTATTTCAAAACTTGTATTTGTTGTTTCACAACGTTTACCGTTATCGTAATATAGCTCTACGCTACCACCAGCATTTATAACAATATTATCTTCCCAACTACTTTGATTTGAAGCATCTTGTATTCTTAATGATCCACCACCAGCATTAAGTCTAAAACTATCATTGGCATCATCACCTTCGTCACCTATTAATCTAAGCATTGCCTGTTCACCTTCTGGAGCTACAATTCTTGCTCCATTTGCATCTGTCGCAAAACGCTTTACGTTGTTATAAAATAGCTCTACACCTTCAGTACTTTTAAATATTGCTAAATCGTGAGCAAAACTACCGCCACCCTTTATATTAATATTACTATTATTTGTTCTAATATTTAATGGCCCTGTACCAGCATCGTCTATAAATGAGCCATTTGAATCGTGATATATTTGCATGTCATTTCCAGCACCGAACAACGCTCTATTGTTGCCACCACCAGAACTATCAAGCCATTTAATATTCTGACCATTAGTATCTAGCAAACCGCCTAGCTGTGGTGAAGTGTCATTGACCAGGTCAGTAACTACAGCAGCCCAACTTAAATTACCATTAGCATCTGTTGTTAAGAATTGACCGCTAACAATATTAGAAGGGAACGTAAGAGTATAGCTTTGTGACGCTGAATGTGGTGGGGATTTTAGTTTTATGCCATGACTATTCTGACTACAGTTTAGTTGTAAATATCCGTCAGAAGAACCATCGCCTTTTACTTCTAGTCCAGGTGCAGAAGATGTAGATACAAGATTTAATTTAGTTCTTGTTACCGCACCGCTTCCTAACTTAGCTTCGATAACTGATCCGTTTTGCAAGATAGCACTTGTAACTGTGTTGTTACTTGGAGTACCAATGTTTACTGTAGATCCAATAACGACTGCAAAGTAATCTGTTCCACTAGCGGGCGCAGCAGCTAGTTTAATTGTGTTTCCTGATAAAGCAAAGCCTTCTGAAGGCGTAGAAGTACCAGCGTTAGGTTTTTGTATAACACCATTAATACTTAAAATTATTTGCTCTGCACTACTTGGCGCATTTGTAATTGTAAAGTCTTGCAAACTGCCATTAAAAGCAGGGCTAAGAGTAGATATAAAGAAGTTACCTATTGACTGTACTTCTCCAAAACTTCCTACTGGTGTGCCATTGTAATCGCCAGAATACACATATATTTTTCCTACATCTTTTGCGTAAACTAAATCGCCATCGTGGTTACTAGAGTCATTAGCTGCTGGTAAAGTGTTTTCTACTCTATATCTATTGTTAAAATCATTTATATCATCTGATAACTGTAAAACATCTGTTTCTTTTGCTAATAATTTATGATAATTATATTCTTGACTTGCACCTGTAGAGCTAACAAGTAAACCTAAGTTAGGTGCTAAAGTTTGGTTTCGCAAACTAGCTGGAAAGTTTTTAATAGTAACATTGTCAGATCCGCTGCCAACAGTTCTAGCGTTGCTTGCTTCTCCAGCATTATTAATAACTAGACCATCAGCATTGCTAATACTAATAACAACACCTGATACTGGCTGTGTTGCAGGAAAACTATCTTCATCTGCTATAACTTCTAACCCACCAACAGGAGCTATTTGGTTCGCAACAAAGTTTACAACAGCAGCAGAAGTAGGAAACTTAGTATTGCTATTAGTAATAGATGTTTCTTTTGCCATGCCATCTAACTGGTTTAGATCGGCAATGTCAGCAGTCAGGGCAGTGCTATCAGCTAACTTAGATGCTGTACCAGATTGCATACCAGCTAACTGTGATAACTCGCTATCAAGAGGTTGCGATGTTGCAGTTATATAGGCTTTAACTGATTGTTGTGTAGGTACTTTTGTATCTAGATTTGAACTAAAACTATCTTCATCTATAACAAACTGCATAGCAGCTGTAGATGTATCGCTGTTCATTACCGCACCAGCAGCATCTACGTTAGTTGCATCTGTAACGTCTGCATTTGATTCGATAGCATTTAGCTTTGTGTGGTCAGCATCTGTAAAGACATTACTATCTGTTGCAGATTCCACCAGGGTTCTTATTTCTGCTGCACTTTGATCTGCAGTAGCACCATCCTCTACGTTAATCATTGTCCGTAGATTAGCTGGTGTTATTTCTTCAATAACTCCTGCACCACTAGAATCTCTACCTAAAATCCTATTTGTAGCTGATACGTTTTGTATTTTTGAATAAGTGATAGAAGCATCTGCCAATTTAGAACCAGCAATAGCTGCACTTGCATTTACATCTGCGTTAACAATGTTTAATGCAGCAAGTTTTGATTTAGCGATAGCAGCTGACGCATTAATATCAGCGTCAACAATAGTTCCGTCTGCAATCTGTGTCGATGTAATACTGCCACTTCTTTCTAAATACGCTTTTGTTACTACATCCTGGGCGTTTACTGGATCTAAAACATTAGTTAATCTTTGACTACTTAAAGAAGGTAAGCCTGTACTTGCGTCTATAGATACTGTTTGTTTAAGTGCGTCATCTAACTCCTGGTCTATAAACAAACTTTGCTTTTCTGCTGTATCTAAATCAGCTGCTGTAAGTGTTGAACCATCTACAAAATCAACTAATGGAGTAGATAGCGATGATAAACGTCTTATTTCTACTCTAGTGTTAGCAGAAGCCAATCCTGTGTTAAGACGTATCTTTTTTGGTGTCGTATTAGTTATTACTTGAAATTCGTTACTTCCTGTACCCTGTGCTTTCTCTACAAAATTAACAAAGACTTTGATATGTTCTTCTTTGATGTAGTCAAAGGTAAAAGTAAATTCCTGATCTCCAGCTGAGTTGCTAGTTATTATGCGTTGTGCGAAAGCCATTAGTTAAGTTGAGCTAGGAACTGGTTAGAATCATTGCGACTTTGTTTGTCGTTCATACTATTTAGTCTATCTCTTGTGTATTGTTTATCAATGATCTTTTGATCTCTTTCTTCTATAAGGCTGTTTATATCTGGTCTTTCTTCTAAGAATTTATCTTTTGCTTTTTGCTTAAACTCAGCAACGACATTTTTAATCATTGTCATTCTAGGGTTTTCGACATCGCTGCTAACATCATACGGCAGAGAGGCATAAACTGGATCTATTGTGACTAATGCTGTAAGTTCTTCCCATAAAGTATTACCAGCTTCGTTTTTAATTTCTTTTGTACCTATAGTTATCAGTCTATTTAATTCTTCCCTGTTAAGAACTCTGCCTGGCAAATTAAAAATATTATCATTCCAGGGTTTGTAGTTAGAACCTTTACCATATAGTTTGCTTAGTTCTACATCGACAGGATGTGTAGATTTTGTACGACTAGGAAATGCAGAAGTAGGTGTAAGCATCTTGTAAAAAAACTTTAGCCAAGGCATATCTTCTGGTATCGCACTTGTACCAGCGTAATCCCTGTCGTCTATAGGATTTCCTGAATAGTTATGTAGTACAGGTGGTAGTCCTTCTCTTGCTCCAGGAAGTTGTAATTGTATTCTTTGGGCGGTGTTCGATATAACATTAAATGGAAAAGGTAATTCACTAGCTACAATATCTCTTCTTGCTTCTCCTATATTAATTTTTCTAATAGCGGCTGGTACTAGCAATGATGATAGTTTTCTTTCTATGTATCTACTAAATGCACCAGTTTTACCTTTCTTCATTCTTCTTGCAGCATCTTCATCAAATCCAGCTACAACGTCAAACAGTTCAGTAATACTAGATAGTATCTGCTTACTAAATTGACCCATACCTAATGCTCTTGCAACGTGTGCAATCTTCATTGCAACTATAGAGCTTTCTACTTCTTTTTCTTCTTCTGTAAGGCTGTTGCCAACTTCTGCATATTCTCCTATTGCGCCAAAAATATTGCTTAATGTATCAAAGGTTTGTAGTGAGTACCAGGGTGTCCATTCTTCGCTGTCACTAAATGGATTCTTAAATCTTATACTCATAGGTTCTCTACCTCTTTCTACACTTTCTGGCCCAACTTCTCTGTTTCTATAGTTAGTAGACCTAAAGCCAGTAAACTCAACTAATCCTGTAGATAACAATGCTATACCGCCAGCTAGTGTTGTAGTACCTAATGCCATTTCTCCTATAGCTCTATCTCTTGTAAATAAATCCTCTGAAGTTATATCTCTCCAAAATGTATCTACAAATGGTGCAGTAATAGGAAATGCTCTTGCACTTGCTTTAATAATATTTATTGGCCCTCTAGGTAATGGATATATAAGACCAAATGCAGGATAGTTTTCTACTACGTTACCTAGTGCTTTTGGTACAAGTCCTACAGCTTGTGATGCTTTTGCCATGCCACCAGCTGCGCCACCCTGGTTAAATATATTGCTACCTTCATTTACATATTTATTTGCAAAGTTATGTACGTCTAAAGGATCTGTAATACCACTTTCTCTAGCTTTTCTTACACCATAGTCGTATGTTCTTGGTGCTGGTACAACCTCTAGCGAGTCAGTAAAGTTAACCCAATCCATAATATATCTTGCATTTTGACCAGTAAGTGCAGCATTTTCTATTTTCTTACCATTAGCAAGTGTTACGTCTACCATCTCTGCTTTAACTAACTCAACAGCCCTATCACTTGCGTAGTTAAATGCTTCGTCAGATCCAGGGCGCATACCTAGTACTGTCTCTGCATGATATAACTCCTGGTCTAAAAATCTGACATATTCCATACTTGGCCCAACTAATGAACTCATAAATGTATCTACACCACCAGCTAAACGACCTGTAACCTTCGGTACTGTGCTTAAAACTCTTAATGCAGCATTAGCAATAAAATTTTTATTGTTTGGATCTGCGTGCCAAATATCGTTTTTCTTTCTCATTTGCACTTCGTCACTTCCTAGACTTAATTGATCTACAGGGCTAAATCTACTATTACTTCTAAGTTGCATTTGATCTACACCTAAGTTACCAAAGGTTTCGTTTTCCATTATTGTTGCGCCCATAAGACGAAGAGCATTACCTAAGTTTTGGTAATACTGTCCATATATCATTGCTCCTAGTCTTGCTCTTCTAAAACTCTTATATGCCTCTGCTTTGTTTCCTGTTATAGATTGACCTACGCCTCTAGTAAAGCCTCCCATAGTCTGTATTACAGGCAATGTAGCTGCTCTGTATAAACCACCTATCATCATCTTCCAGGTAGTTTCTCCTGACAATAATATTGCGCCACGATAGAAGTTTAGTAATCTTCTTTGTGTCAAACCACCTTTAGGAGTTTGCTCTATTAAGTCAGATATGTGCTTGTTAAATCCTCTATTTTTTTGTGAATAGTTAGAAATAGCTACCATAACATCTCCAAGTTCTATTGCTTCCTGTGTTAGCTCTCCGCTTTCTATAGCATCTAACAACTTAGGATCTAACTTATCGTTTAACAAATCCTCTGACTTTGCGATAGCTTGCTCTAATAAAGTTCTTTTTGGTGCTTCTGGAGTTGCGCTAGGAGGTACGCTTGCATCAGATCCTACTATTCTATTAGCAGAATTATTGTCAAAGATAGCTATTTCGTCAGCTGGTGCATTAGGGCGACCTGTATCTCTAGGTTCGTATCTTATTCCTGCGTAACCTCTATCTGCTAAGTACGCTTTTATAGCTTCTATTTGTGCAGGGTTTAACTCTAATCCGTTCTTAGTTTTCTTTACCTTGCCTAATCCTAAGTCAGTTACTAAATCAGTTAACCTTTTATTCATTGCAGATAAGTCTAATATTTTTATGTCGTTAATTAAATCGCCATATATTTCTGCGTTATCGTAACCATCCATTACTTTTATGCTATTTTCGTCAGTAGTAAAGTAAACAGCTTGACCCATAGCACCTGTCTCCTGGGTAACGTCAAAACCATCTTGTAATACTTTTGCACCAGCTTCGTTAGATGTACCTTTTCTGAGAGTTACTTCGCTAGGTAAGTCAGATAAATCTACGTCATCTGCTCTAAACATTAACTTACCCATGCTTAACCTCTGACCTGTTTTTCTCATTACACTCATATACGCAACATCTAGTTTTAGCTGTTCTCCTAACATTGCTTTTAGTCTTTGTAGTTCAACACCTTTTTCCGACTCAGGAGCAGATAAGTATGCCTGGCTTTGTATTCCTGTCTTATTTCTTACAATGTCTGTTTGCAGTTGCAATGTAGCTATAGCAATTAAATCATCTGCTGATCTTGGATCTCCTTTTAATGCTCTTTCTACGCTCGATATTATTGCATCGGAATCTCCACCATCCATCCTTAACTTATCTACAGCCTGGTTAAACAACATAGCTCTATCAAGATTTGCTATGCCTGTAGCTTCTGCTCTGTCAAATGTAAGGTTATATATTAAATCGTTAAATGCTTTGTAAGACGCAGCTAACTGTTCGCTAGGTGTCTCTACATATTGTGTTTTACCGCTGCGACTAATTAATCTTCTAGGTTCATCTACTGCCTGGTTCTTAAGAGCTTCTTCTATGCTCATATCTCCGTTGTTTATTGCTTCTATATTTTTCTTTATTTCGTTAGCTAGTTTGTCTGGATCTGGAGGATCAATAGCAAGTTGTGTAGCTGGTGCAATAAGGTCATTTGCTACAGCCTGCTCTGCTGTCTCTCCACGCATTGATCTTTCAAATACATCATCCCAGGTTTGATAGCCTCTACCTTTTAGGAAGTTACCTGTACGTTCAATAATTTGTGCAATTTTCTTAAATGGTTCTGCCCAGGTTGCCTTTGGATAGTCAGTATTACGCATATACCAATCACTAAATGCTATAGCCTCTATCTCTTGCCTACCTAATGTGCCATCGAGGATGCTGTCTCTAAACTCTGGCATAGTCTTAGCAGCTAACTCTCTTATCTCTTTTTCTCCTGCTATAAGAGCTTTTTGATCTGCTTTACTTAATAATCGTTTTTGTATTCTATGGAATGATTCGTGGAAAGCGGTTCTTAGTAGCTTACTAAAACCTCTATATCCACCTTTACTGAACATAGAAATCATTATCAAATCATCTGCTGGATTTGTGCCAGCAATAAATTCTCCAGCTGCGCTATATGTATCGCCCTCTGTTAGTCCATAGTCAGCCGCCTGTTTAGCAGTAAGCGTGCCTTCTAGTTCTGCTACAAACTGTACATTTACATCTTTACCAGCCATCCTTTGTATATCTTCTAATAGCTCAAACTTCTCTCTATAGTTCAGCATATTCATGCCTGTATAGTCGTTACCTAGTGTTCCGTAGGATCTTTTATGTATTGGATTTATTCCGTTAAGTGGATCTAAACTTAGCTGTCCTGACCTGTAGCCTAGTGACTTGTAGCCAGCTTGAGCTACATACTCTATACCTTCTCTGTAGTTAGCCTTAAAATCATCATATAAACTATCTGCTATGCGAATAATATCCTGCTCTGTAAAGCCATTATCATCCATTAAAAACTTTATGTAATCTTGATTATTTCTACTACCACCTGTCATCTCTACAACTGTTCTTCTGTTAGGTCGTTTAGTGACTATATAAACAGCTTTATCTATGTCATTATCAAAAGATACACGCATTTGACGATACCTGGACTTAGCTCCTTTCAGCCTTTTAGGTAGCTCTGGTTCTGTAATAATGTTTGACGTACCTGTAGCTACTGTCTCTGTTGTTTGTTTTACAAAAGTTGTATCAGGTGTTTTGTTAATTTCTGTAGGATTATTATTTATACCGCCTCTTTTTGTCTGCTCTTCAATAATAGTTTTGTATTCTAAATCTCTTGCTAAACGCTCTTCGTTATTACTAGCTTTCATGTATGCGTTATATTTTTCTTCTAGTTTTTTTAGTTCAGCATCATATACTTTATTGGCCTCGGTACTAAATTCTAATAAGTTTCTTTCTTCATCTATTGTTGATCCAAATTTATTAGCAATGTTATTTATAAATTCATCTGAAGTTATTTTTGTATGAAACAAATGATAATCTCTTTTTAATTTTCTAGCAAAACTTCTTGGATCATCTCCGCTAAATTTTTCTATATTTTTTAATTGTCTTGTGCTAAGTGGATACCCTTCTTTTTGTAGCTCTAATTTTCTAGCTTCTAAATACTGATCTGTGCCTTCAAAAATTTTAACTGCATTATTTTCATAATTAGATCCATCTTCTTTCATTAGTACTTCATCTACAAACTTCTCCGCTTGCTCCTTTGCTGCTACAACATTTTGTTTTTTATTAGTATTTAAAGTTGCTTCTTCTTTTAAAACTGTTTTTATTTTTTGTATGTTTGCTTGTACGACAGTAGCAGCTTTCTTATTTCCTTTGACTTGTTTTATCAAGTCATTAACTAGATCACTTAATTTGCCTTCTGTTCCAACAAGTCTGTTAAATACAATTTCCCCCTGGAGTGATTCATCTCTTGCAGCTTTACTTGCATCAACATCAATAACATTTCCTGC